CCGGAGGGGGCATTATTCCTTTAGCCCCGTGTGCTAAACCTAGAAAAGGTTAAGGTTCAGCTCGATATAGACCTTCCAGTCTACACCGAAAGATGGGCTTACGCCCATCTCGGCAGGGACATAGTTCCAACTTGAACTATATCTCTGCCTAATCGAGGTAGATCGCTGGGAATTAACCCGAGTGACGACCTGGCCTCTCCTAAGTGTACCCGCCAAAGCAGCCAACAAGACTGCGGATGGATTATCAATCCACCCCCGCAATTTCGGAGGCTGCAAGCTTGTGTCTGATACTGAGAAAGAATTTTGCGCGACATTCACATAGCGGTATAAAATCCCGCCAGTGTGTTTGCTACGCCTAACCTTCCTCAAATGCGATTCAAAGACCTTAATGCCTGAGATGTCCTGTTCATCTAAGGGTATCGGCAAAAACCGACAACCCTTTATGAGGAATGAGACTACCCTGGGCAAAGAGACACGATGTTTCGCAGACCAGACATTCAGCCTGTTGATAGCAGAGTACTTGTCACAGACGTCGTTGAGGCTTTTAATATAAACACCCCTGACGTCATAGCCGCGGTAGAAATCGCGGCCACATGACTCGCGGAACAAGCCGTCGTTAAACGACTTATCTACGTTAACACTAAAGCCACAAAGATACAATATTCGGCAAAGCAGGCCATAAGCCTGCCTCACCACTATTATATCATCGCCAAAAACGGCGAAGTTGCCAAGTGACCGTTTACTTGGGCGCCTAATTGGAATATCAAGCACCTTGTAAACGCCGTAGACTAAGCTAGTAAAAAAGAGAGTCTGCAATGGGAACGTAAAAGCATTTCCCATGCTAGACACCATATGCAACTCAACCTCGGAACCATCTGGAAGGACGGTCAAGGGCGAACGCGTCCTCTCTAGCCATCGAGCAACATGACTAGGGAAGAACTCGTTTACCACACCGATAGACATAGAGTCAGAAGCGCTGGAGAGATCAATAGTACCAAAATCTCCAGTTAAGGACCCTAGCTGAGCTAGCTTTTGGTTCTTTCGTGGCTGCGTGCTGAGACTGATACCACTTGTCTCTTCAAGTCGCCGCGTCATAACCTCAGCTATACCTTTCTGAAACAACATATTCAGAATAGGCTCAGTGCAAATGGTTCTGCTTATTTCCGTCGTCTTAGGAACAAAACTTAAGCGACTTCCTCGAACTATAACCTTTGCCCGATGTTGCGATCTAGTAGACTCAACGCTAGACCACGTAGGGTTTGGAGAAATAGCCTGCACATATAAATCATGCAGTTCCTGACTTGTTGCGGACAACCGGGAGGTTCCGACCTTCGAAAGAAAGTCGGTTCCATAACTCCCGATATTCGCGCCGTTGCCAAGATTCATGCCGCCGACAATAGACGTAAAGGTTAGGATGGGTTGATCTTCCCATTCGCCTTCAGGTTTCTTGTAAAAGAAGCGATTAATATACTCTTTCGCTTCACCGACGACAATTGTCTCAGCTTCGGACATACTGGGTGTATCCATCGCAAAAGTGGCGCAAGATGAGTTGATCCTTTTGAACAACTCTAACGCTTTACAGTTAGCTTCCGTGTTAGCTTTTTCGCCAACAAATTTCTTGACGAGACTGCGACGGAGGTGCTGTATTGCGTACTGGCGTTCACTAATGCCTGGATAGGGGTCAATTGCCCCATTCCACCCAGCAGAGAACAAATCGGAATCAAGTAAGACTGGTAGTAAGCCAGCGTAATCACGCATAGTATCTCCAGTGTGACGCAACCTTTAGATGGAACGATTTTACTCGTCCCACCCCGAGATTTCGTACGGACTTCCGTACGTGACGTCGTTTGCAGCAAAGAAGCGTTCAATCCACCAATCAAATGATGCCAGTGACAAGTGTGTCACCAGCTCCAGCCGACTGTTGGTTGAGTGCCCCAATGTGTGCAGATAACATCGCTCGGAGATTGGCAGGGTCAACCGTGTCGCTTCCGGCAGGAACGTCGATAATCGTCGTAACCTGCGCGTTAGCATATGGTTGGCCTGCCAAAGGAAGAACACCCTTACGAGTGATCAGTTTAAAGGTATTACGCGGCACATCTTTCACCAGACCCGTTGTCGGGTTGGGCTTTCCAAGAAACCGGAAAACCTTTGGCCTAACGAAGGTCACAGTGAACGGAGAAGCAACAGAATGCGTAGTCACAAGGGCTTGCGTCCCGCCTAAGGCCGTAATCGCATTTTGTTTCCCGTTATTATCCGGGGCATTATCTGCGGTCAAGGTATAGGTAGGAGACGTGAACCCAGTCTGCGCGGCCCCTGTTACGGGGCTAGTTAGAGTAAATGACACTATGTATTCCTATAATTTACCGATGATCAGACTTTATGTGGGACCTTGGTATTACCATGGCCCCCAATCCGATATCTCGGTGATTGAGGATGCACGGTACGTGCCTGAGCAAGCAGAGCGGCTATGTTTCCAAGTTGGCCGTCTGACAAACCCAAGGAGAATTCTAACCTAGGAAATGTTATCCCAGTATTAGCACTTCTCGTAACGTCCTTGCGCTTAAGTTCGAACATGCCTGGATTACCACCTAAACTAGTGTCCCAATCCGGTCCCATAGATTTGGCCAACGCTGCAGGATCGCACGACAGCTTACCAGAATACTCGGTAGTCTGCCGAACGGTCTTGTTTACGTAGATCAAACTTTTGGTATCAGTTACGGCACTAGTCAGGATATCACCAACATTGGTGAAGTAATCCACGAGAAATGACCATGGAAGTAATTCCCATGCAGTGGGTATGAACTCACTCGGCGTAAAGCCGAATAGAGCCCAATTATCCCACTGTGTCATTTCAGCTTGAGCCTTTAAAGCGCCTTTGTATCGTACGCTCACAGTTTCCAGTAGCATTGCTTCAGAATGAACCAACAAGTGGCTCGATCCGCAATACGGTCGGGTACCGTGATCATACAATGGATCCAATTCAGAGCTTCGGTCGTAATAAGATTCGAAACCGCGAGAGAGTTTCCTCACCCGCGGAACGTTACCTAAACGCATCCAAGCTTTAGCCCCATCCTCCAAATCGGAGATTAGGGGAACCCAACCAAAGGAGTACTCAAGCCAGAGTCCACCGAGCTTCTCTCTCCAGCCATGTGGGGAAGCACGCTTCGCCTTTTGAACAGCG